GAGGAGCGCAGCCTGGTGGTGGCCACCACCAGCCAGGTGGACCGGTACGGCGACATCGTTGACCAGGCCAGCCTCCTGCTGGACCCCTACCGGGCGAACCCCGTGCTGCTGTACGCGCACAACGCCAGCGGTGTGGTGGTGGGCAACGCCGACCCCGACAGCATCGAGGTGCGCGAGGGGCTGGGCCTGGTGTTCGCCCCCGTGTGGGACGACGCCGAGGTGAACCCCCAGGGCCGCCTGGTGGCCCACCAGTGGGGCACCTTCCTGCGCACCGTGAGCATCGGCTTCATCCCGGGCAGCGTGGTCCCCCGGGCCAGCCTCCCCGAGGAGCACCCCTACGCTGGCGACAGCGGTCTGGTGTTCTACCAGAACGAGGTGCTGGAGATCAGCGTCACCCCGGTGCCCGCGAACCCTGGAGCGAAGAAGCTGAGCGCTGACGCGCCCACCCTCCAGGACCTGGCGGCCACCCTGCGGGCGCTGCCCCCGGCGGACCTGGACGAGGCCCTGGGCGACCTGCTGGGCCAGGCCGTGTCGCGCGCACTGTGCGGCCAGGACATGGTCGCCCGTGTCCGCGGGTCCGTCCTGGCCTGGCTGCGCGACGACGCCGAGGTGCGGGCCGCTGTGGCCGCCCTGGGCTTCACGGCCAGCCCTCCCCGGGAGGACGGCCTGGCCGACCTCCTGGCACTTCGCGATTGACACCCGACCGAAACCTCTGATACCCACAGACCACCAGCCCAGGAGCACCCCGTGCCGACCGACCGCTTCGCCACCGTGGAAGACGCCTACAAGGCCCTCTCCGACATGCGCGCCGAGATCCGTTCCCTGAAGGAGCGCGACGCAGGCCGTGCCCAGAAGGACGCCCTCTTCGACCGCGTGAAGGACGACCTCGTGGCGCTCCAGCGCACCGTGGTGGAGGCCCAGCAGACCGCGGCCCGTCGCGACTCCGGTGCCGACGCCCTGGCGGTGCGCTTCTACACGGCCCCCGAGCGCCTGGCCACCGGCCAGATGGACCGCACCGTGCGCCACGGTGTCCGCGTCCGCGCCCTGGAGCACAAGGGTGGCCGCATCGACTGGGGCATCTGCGATGACCCGAACCCGCGCACCGAGTGGCAGAAGGCCCTCCAGGACGCCCTGACGCGCCGCACCCTGGTGCGCGCCTACATGGGCCTGCGCACCGGCGAGGCCAGCCCCCTGGCGGACGACGACGTGCGCGCTGCCCTGCGCATGGCCCCCGAGGCCATCCAGCGCGTCTTCAACGACACCGCGACCGAGGGTGCCGAGTGGATTCCCGACGGCTTCCTGCCCTCGCTCATCCGGGCCGCCGATGAAGGCCGCCGGGTGGAGGCCCTCTTCGGCACCATCCAGATGACCCGCAAGGTGGAGGTGCTCCCCTACCTGGGCAAGAGCTTCCAGCCCTACATCGTGGGCCAGGCCACCAGTGACGAGCCCGCGGCCTTCAAGGCCAGCGACGCCGTGACGGCCGACCGCACCCTGACCGCGGTCAGCATCGCCATCCGGGCCGTGGTGGACGAGGACTCGTCCGAAGACCAGGTGCTGGGGGCGCTGGACGCCCTGCTGCTGCCCGAAATCGCCACGGCGATGGCGGACGGCGACGAGGACGCCATCATCAACGGCGACACCAACAGCACCCACGACGACGACGTGGTGAACTGGAACCCCTCCAGCCGCTGGGGTGGCACCCTGGGCGGGTCCGGCGACCACCGCCGCGCCTACCTGGGCCTCCGCGCTGCGGCCAACGACAAGAGCAACACGGCCGACCGTGGCACCACCACGGACGCCAAGCTCCTGGGGCTCATCGCCAGCCTGGACGGCGGCTTCCGCCGGAAGGACACCGGGGTGTTCATCGGCAACGAGCAGCACACGCTGTTCGAACTGATGGACCTGGACAGCTTCCAGACGCTGGACAAGTACGGGCCCCAGGCCACCGTGCTCGCCGGTGAGCTTGGCAAGATCTACGGCCGCCCCCTGGTGCTCTCGCCCTTCATGACGGCGGACCTGAACGCGAGCGGCGTCTACGACGACACCACCACGACCCAGGCCGGCCTGCTCTACGTGGACCGCAGCCGGTTCAAGGTGGGCATCCGGGCCGCCAGCCGCGTGGCCGTGGTGTCCGAGCCCCACAAGGGCATCCGGCACCTCGTGGTCAAGCAGCGCAAGACGTTCAAGGACCTGGACAGCGCCAGCGCCGATAAGAACGTCGGGTACAGCTACAACCTCGACGTCAGCTAGTCCCGCCAGCACCCCACACCCCTACCAGGAGCCCCCATGCTCGCCGCCAAGGTCGTCACCTACTCCCCCCGGCCCCAGGCCGTGGACACCGCAGCCACGGCCGACACCGTGTACTGCCCCCCGCCCCTCCATGGCGAACTGTGGGGCCTCTCCGCGGTGTACTGGATTCCGGAGGTGGCAGCGACCGCCCACGCGACCAACTACGCCAGCTTCGAAGCCTTCGGGTCCGATGGCGTGGAGTGCGCGAACCTCGACCTGGACACCCCCACCACGGACGACCTGACCGCTGGCGTCCCGGCCGCCCTGGCCTTCACCAAGGGTGGCACGGCGCTCCAGTACCAGCCGGCCAGCCTGGGCGTGAAGTGCACCGTGTCGAAGGAAGGCACCGGCCTGGTGGTCGGTGGCGTCTTCGCCTGCGTCTGGGAGGCTCTCCGCGACGTGGACTAGCCTGCGGTAGCAGGCAGGCACCACGGGGCCCGGTGTCCGCCTGCGGGTGGTGCCGGGCCCCGTGTGCTTGGAGGGAGACGTGACGAAGCTGATGTGCCGAGGCCGCCTGGGCTGGGCTGGCCAGATGCTGGACCCGGTGGTGCGGGTGGCTGGCCTGGGCGAGTACCAGGCGGGCCAGACCTACGAGGTGGACCGAGAGGTGGCGACCGCGCTGCTTCAGCGGTCCCCTGGGGCCTTCGTGGCCGTGGGTGGCATCCTGGCCGCCCCCAGCAACACGGGGCTGACAGAAGGCAACGTCGTGCGGCTGCCCCCGCCCCCGGCTGGGCTGCTGGACGTGCTCGACCAGTCCATCCCCCAGCTGGTGAAGGCCCTGGCCAGCGGTCGGCTGGACCCCTGGCTGGCCTGGCTGGTGGCAGCCGAGGAGGCCGGCAAGACCCGCAAGGGTGCGCTGGAGGTGCTCCGGGCCCGGATGGTGAGCCGTGGCTAGCGTGACCGCCGCCGAGGTGCGGCTGCTGCTGCCCCAGCTGACGGGCACCACCGAGGACACGGACCTGGGCACCGTCATCGACCGGTGCGAGGCCGCCCTGGCCAGGTGGTGCGGGTACATCGAGGCGGACGACGGCACGCGCTCCTTCGCGAGCGCCACGTACACCGAGATCGTGGACGGCCCAGGGGGCACCAGGCTGGACCTGGGGGCCGCCCCCATCACCAGCGTCACGACCATCCACGACGACCCCGAGCTTCTGACCTACGCTGCGGCGAAGCTGGTGGCGTCCACGGACTACTTCGTGGGCCGGTCCAACCAGCGCGAGGCCCACCAGGTCCACCTGTACCCCAGCGCGGTGCACGGGGCCTGGAGCGCCTCCAGGCGGGCCGTGAAGGCCGTGTACGTGGCCGGCTACAGCACGGCCCCCCCGACGCTCAAGAGCGCCCTGGTGGAGTACGTGGCTTGGTACTGGCAGCAGAAGCGCAGCAGCCCCGCCGGGGTGGTGAGCATCGGGCAGCGTGGCACCAACGTGCAGCGGGCCCAGCCGGCTGGCATCGTGCCCCCCCACGTCCAGGCCCTGGCGGCCGAGTACGTGCTGCCACACCGGGTGGTCTTCTAGGTGGCCGACGCCCTGCGAGCGCTGTCCGTGAAGGACCTGTGGGAAGCCCTCGACCGGCTGTACTCCAGCACCCTGGCGAAGCACCTGCGCACCGCCCTGGTGGCCACGGCCGTGGCTGGCGAGGGCAAGGCGAAGGTGCGCGCGACGCAGCGGCTGCGCATGCGGTCGGGGAACCTGCGCGACAGCATCAAGGCGAGCGTGGTGCAGGACAGCGCCGGGGTGCCGGCCATCCTGCTCCAGGCCGGTGGCGAGAAGGCGGGTGCTTACGCCAGCGTTCAGGAGCACCCCCGCACCCACACTATCACCCCGAAGCGGTCGAAGTACCTGGCCATCCCGGTGGGCCCCAGCCTGACGGCCACAGGGCGCGCGAGGTTCGGCCCCAGGGATGCGCCGGTGCCCCTGCGGGCCATCCCGTCCAGGCGGGGCGGCCTGGTGCTGGTGGACGCCACCAGCCCCAACGGCGGGGTGTACTTCGTGCTCAAGCGGTCGGTGCGCGTTCGCGGAGTGAGCTACCTGGGGGACACGGTGAAGGAGCTTCGCGAGCAGGTGCTGCCGAAGCGCCTGGCCGCAGCGCTCCAGGCCGCAGCACAGGAGGCCACCAATGGCGGTCAGTGACCCCGGCACCATCCTGACGACGCTGGCCACCACCCTGGCCGGCATCGACGCCACGGGCTCGTACACCTACGACCTGTCGGACAGCGACGACCGCATCCAATGGGGGGCCCTGGTGGCTCCCCCCCTGGTGCCATGCGTGACGCTGATGGACTACCGCGAGCCGGTGCAGCACGGCCCCCCGCTGGGGGCGTACGAGCGCAAGGGCCAGGTGTCCGTCATCGGGTACGTGGCTGGCACCGAGGACACCCCGAAGCAGCGGCTGCTGGCGGCCTGCGACCTGCTTCGCGACATCCGTCTGGCCCTGGAGGGGGACCGCGGGCTGGGCGGCGTCATCCGTGACCTCGTGGTGGAAGGCGAGGCCTTCGACGGGCTGGAGTGGGGGCTTTCACAGTTGGGGGTCGTCGTGGTACAGGTGGGCATCACCTACGTGGACCTACCGGGCTGAGCATGTACCTGAACCTGGGCTACCGACGACGCCTCCCCATCAGCTGTGACGCCACGGCCCTGGGCGGGCCAGCTGTGCGTGACGTGCTGCTGGTGATCGGCCCCAACATGCGCATGTTCTGGGACAACGTGGACAGCAACGGGCACAGCATCCGCATCACGGCCGCCGACGGCGTGACCGAGATGACGTGGGACCGCCAGGCATGGAACTACGCGAACCGCACCGCCACCCTGGAGGTGCAGGCGCTCAGCTGCCAGGGCAACAGCATGCACCTGCTGTGGCTGTACTTCGAACACGTCTCCCCCAGCGACGACTCCACCACCTTCGCCATCGGCACGAGCATCAACGGCTACCTGGAGGACCGGCTGCCCATGGACCGCGTGGTGTCGGTGTCGCCCGAGCGGCCTGGTGGCACCAAGCCGCGGGCCCAGGTGTCGAAGGACCCGGCCGACGAGGTGGACCTGACGTGGTACGTCAGCCCGGTGCTCCAGCGCCTGGCCGCCAAGGCGGAAGGGCACAGCGACGGCGAAGAGCTAGACCACGTGCTGGCCGTGAACGTCTACGACAACGTGCCGGCGGACGTGCCAGGCATGTACGACGAGAGCCTGACCCGGTTCGTGGTCAACGACCGCGGCATGCTGGGCATCAGGACCCACCTGAAGGCTGGCGTGGACCCGAACGACTACACGGCCCAGCTGACCCTCGTGACCACCGACAGCAAGAAGCACCACCCCCGGTGCACCGTGAAGGTGCGCCAGGTGGCAGCCTAGGAGTAGACGATGCCGCACTCAGGACGTGGAGCCTGGCTCGCGCTGGGCGAAGAGAGCACCTGGGGCACCCCCGTGTCCGTCACGCACTACATGCGCGCCCACAGCTTCGGGCTGACGCGCCAGCAGGTGCGCCGTGACCGCGCCCACCTCGCGGGCGTCAGCGGTGCCATCAACCGGCGCAGCGACTTCCTGGAACGGGAGGACGCGGGTGGCCCCATCGAGGTGGGGATGGAGTACCGCGGCGTCGGCATGCTCCTGAAGCACGCGCTGGGCGGCCTGGCCGAGTCCGGCGGTGGCCCCTACCAGCACGACTTCACCCTGGGCACCATCCCCACCGGGCTGACGCTCATCGGGGGCCGTGGCACCGGCACCGAGGAGAAGTTCGAAGGGGGCCGCATCAGCCGCCTGGAGCTTTCCATCGCCGCGGGCCAGCAGATGGTGGCCCGGTGCGACGTGCTGGCGCAGACGGCGAGCGCACGCGACGCCCACGGCACCACGACGCCCAGCTACGGCACCGACGCCCCCGTGCTGCACCACCACGCTGGGCAGTTCAGCTTCAACGGGAACAGCTTCGACCTGATCGACGGGCTGTGGGTGGTGGACCGGAAGCTGGCCCGGCGCAACCTGCTGGGGAGCGCCCTGACGCACCAGCCGGTGGAGGACGACTTCACCGAGGTGTTCGGCCGCTTCACCCTGGAGTGGGGCGACGACAACCTCTACACCGACTACCTGGCCGGCACCGCCAGCGACGCAGCCATCACCTTCACCGGCACCGGCAACGACGACATGACCATCACCCTCCACAACGGCATCATCCGCAGCCTGACGGACCCGGTGGAGCGGGCCGGGGTGCTGCGCCAGACCGTGGAGATTCGGGCCTTCTCCGATGGCACCGACGAGGGCATCAAGGTCACCATCAACAACGACGACAGCACGGGCATCATCAACTAGCTGGGGCCCCCGTGGACCCCAGCGCTCAGGAGGGCATCGTGAGCATCGCGCAGCGCCTGGCAGCCGCCAGGTACACCGAGATCGAAGTAGGCGGGGGCTGGTGGAAGCTCCAGCGCCCCAGCGCGGCCGACGTGGCCCGCCAGGGTGTGGCGACGCTGGGGGTCATGCCCCAGGAGGCCACGGCCGCAGCGGCCAGCCAGGACAGCGACCAGGCCCTGCCTGTGGCTGGCGTCCAGGCCCTGCTGCGGAAGGTGTCCCCCGAGGGGGTGGCACGCATCTGCCAGGAGCAGGACGGCATCGTCTGCGCGGCCGTGGTCGCTGCGGCTGACCCCGCCCCTGGTGGAGGCCCTGGCCCCTGGGAGCAGCTGCGCCTGGTGCTGGCTGGCCGGAAGGACAACCCGGCGAAGGGCGTGCTGTCCATCACGGCGCTGCCCCACCCCGTGCGCCTGCGCCTCTACGAGGCGGCCATGGCCCTGGCGAGCGACGGAGGCCAGGCCGAGGAGACGGCGGCCTCGTTTCGCGACCCAGCCTGACCTGCTCCTGGTGCTCGACCGCCTGTGCGGCCGGTACGGGGGGGACCCCCTGTGGTGGCTGGAGCAGTCCGTCGAGCGCCGCACCCTGGCCGTGATGTCCCTGGTGGAGGGGGAGGCCGCAGCCGCGGACCTGGGGGCGCGCATCGGTCAGCGCCGTGGGGCTATCCCCCCGGTGCCTGTCTTCGTCCTGCGATAGGATGCCCCCATGGCCAGCACCGTCGAGTTTCTGCTCAAGCTCCGGGACGAGGCCACCGGTGCGCTCAAGAGCGCCACCGGGGCGGCTGACGACGCCGCGAAGTCGGGCGACAAGGCCGCCGTCAGCTGGGCAGCTGTAGGGGCCGGCCTGGCCGCAGCGGGGGCCGCAGCAGCCGCGACAGCAGCCGCCTGGGCCAAGCTGAACCAGATGGTGGCGGACAGCGTCAACGACCTGAACGACATGGCCACCCGAACAGGCGTAGCCGCACAGACGCTCCAGGGCCTGGAGCTTGCCGCCGAGGGCAGCGGCACCACCCTGGGGGCCCTGGAGGGCAGCCTGCGCCGCATGGTGCAGTCCATGTCGGACGCCAGGGCTGGCACCGGCGAGGCCGTGGAGGCCTTCGCGGCCCTGGGCATCACCACGGACCAGCTGGTGGGCCCGGGTGGACAGCTGCTGTCCGCCGACGAGGGGCTGCGGCTCATCGCTGCCAGCCTCCAGGGGGTGGAGGACCCCACGGCGAAGGCCGCCCTGGCCATGGACGTCTTCGGCCGCAGCGCCGGTGCCATGCTCCAGTCGGGGGCCCTGGACAACCTGGAGAACTTCACGCAAGCCGCCGAGGTGTTCGGTGTGGACGTGGGGCCCCGTGCCAGCGCCAGCGCAGCCGCCTGGCAGCGGTCCATGGCGAACCTGGGGATGGTGCTGAAGGCCTTCCCCCAGCAGCTGAACGACGCCCTGGGCGTGGACAGCGTGGAGGTGCTGAACGTCTTCACGACCGCGGTGTCCTTCGTGGGCACCCTGGTCACCGAGGTGGTGGCCCAGGTGGTGCGGAACGTGGGCCACCTGGGGGCCGTGCTGGAAGGGGTGTTCAGCTTCGGGCTCACCGGCAAGGTGGACGCCTTCAAGGTGGCCATGGATGCCGCCAACGAGAACGTGGACACCCTGGCGGGCCTGTTCGACAAGGCGGCCGACGCCGCCCAGCAGACCGCGGACGAGGTGGAGCGCCTGGGCCGTGCCACCAGTGCCACCGGGCGCACGGGTGGCGGGGGTGGCGGTGGCTTCAAGCTCCCACCGGCCACCGAGGCGGCCGTGGACAAGGCGGCGACGGCGGCGACGGAGAAGGCCAGCCAGGCCCTGGACGCCGTGGGCCAGGCCGCCCAGGACAGCGCCGCAGCCTTCGCGGACGACTGGAGCCAGCTGATGCTGGCGCTCGACCAGGCCGTGGTGGAGCTAGAGAGCATCAGCACGATGGACATGCGGGTGGCCAACGCCAGCCGGGCCGTGATGGAGGTGGGGCCCGCGGCTACCAGCGCCGTCACCGGCGACGTGACGGGGGCCATCACCGGCGGCATGACGCTGGCGGGTGGCAGCGCTGCGGCTGCGGCTGGCCCCGTGGGCATGGTGCTGTCGGCCCTGACCTCCATCGGCAGCATGGGCGGTGCGGACGGGGTGGAGGACGCCATGGCCGAGTGGGGCCAGAACCTGCTGGACGGCATCGAGGCGCTGCCCGAGATCGTGGGGAAGGTCATCCCCGAGTTCATCGTGGGCATGGTGGAGTCCCTCCCGGCGGTCATCATCGAAGCCATCCCGGCGCTCATCGGGGCCCAGGGCAAGGCGTTCCGGAAGCTGTTCGTCGAGCTACCGTTCTACTTCGCGAAGGGCGTGTGGGACGGGCTGACGGCCTGGTGGGACAAGGTGCGGTCCTGGGTCGAGAACCTGTTCAGCCTGGCGAAGGACGGGGGGGTGGTGGACCAGACCAAAAGCTGGCTCAACGACGTGACCGGGGGCCGGGTGTTCGAACAGGGCGGCTTCGTGGACCGCACCGGCCTGGCCATGGTGCATGCGGGGGAGCAGGTGGTGCCAGCTGGCAGCACGGCCAACGCGGCCCAGGCCAGCCGCATGGGCGTCGGCGGGGGCGTCACCGTGCAGGTGAACACCGCGGTGCTGGACCCCGACACCATCCCGGCCCTGGTGCGGCTCATCAACGAGCAGCTGGGGGACTACGGGCGGGGCCTGGCCGTGGCTGGGGCCTCCTGATGGGCGAGAACCCCCATGGCCGACACGGCCACGAGGATGCCCCCTGTCGCGTTTCCGTGTGCCAGGGCCACCCTGACACCCCGACAGCGCCGGTGACGCGCCCTGGGCGCACCCTGCGCCAGCCAGGCCAGGAGTAGCCCCATGGGGAACGCGAAGCTCTACTACTACCCTGACGGGAGCGCTGGGAAGCTGGAGGTCGTGAACCTGGGCGGGCCCCTGACCGAACTGTCCTGGCGGCCCGCCAGGAACCGGGTGTCGGCCGTGAGCTACGCGGGGAGCATGTCGTCGCAGAACATGGGTGGCAGCGTGTACGTGCGGGTGGTGCTGGAGCGCTTCACCGGGCTGACGGCCGCAGGCAAGAAGCTGGCCGCCGACCTGGAGAGCCTGATGGCCCACCTGGGGGCCGGCAACGCCGTCGCCGTGACGGCGGACAGCGACAACGACTGGGCCGCCTATGCCAGCGGCTCCCTCGCCCAGGGCGACACCAGGGTGCCGACCGGTGGACAATTCCTGTCCTGGGCGTCGGGCACTGTGGCGGGTGGCGAGCGGGTGATGGTGCACGGGGGCTGGCCCACCAGCCGCCGGGAGAGCATCGAGTTCAGCAGCCTGAACAGCACCAACGAAATCACCCTGGCCCGGGGCCTGCGGTACAGCTACCCGGACGGCCCCGTGCTCGTGCACCACCGGGACTTCTGGGTGGGGCTGCGGCTCCCCCAGGACCAGCTGGGCCAGCACATCGTGGTGGGTGCGAACCGGCGCAGCTACACCCTCGACATGGAGTTGTTCATGGATTGGGGGGCGGTGGCCTCCTGGGCCCCCCAGGACGAGGGCTTCAACGACGACGACGACGTGGGTGGCCGCACCTTCGACTCCCCCACCCGGCCCAGCACCGGCGGGGGTGGTGCCGTGGATGGCGGGCCGGGGCCCTGGAGCAGGGGCGGCGTGGACCTGTCCGGATGGGAGGACTTCGACCCGGCCGACGTGACGGTCCTGGGTTCGGGGTCGTAGCGTGGCCTGGGACACCACCTGGCTGACGCAGCTGGACAAGCCGGTGGCGCACGTCGCCCACCGGTTCGTGCTGCTCCAGACGTACGGGGCCACGCTGCCAGGCGGGGGGCCCGGCTGGACCATCGAGCCCGAGGACCTGGGGCGCGTCACCATGGGCGGGGGCAGCGTGACGCCTACCAGCTGGGGTGCCCAGGTGGGCAGCTGGTCGGTGGAGTACAGCAGCAGCAGCCCGCGGAACCTGCTGGACATGGTGCGCAGGGGCAGCATCGTCGCGCTCCAGGCCGGCTTCGCTGGCACCGACCCGACCAGCTGGCCGTACGTGGCCCTGGGGGTGGTGCGGAACATCACCGGCCTGGCCCCGAAGATGCGCATCGAGTGCGTGGACCTCGTGGCCGGGCTGGCCACCCGACCGGAGGACACCGACGGGGAGGCCCTGGCGCTGTTCAACGACGTGCCCCAGGCCACCACGACGGTGGGGGCCCACCTGTCCAGCGCGACCACGCTGAACGTCGGGTCGAGCACCGGCTTCCTGATGGAGACGGGGGCCACCGGGCTGCTGTACGTCGCCGACACGACCCCGTACTACCTGCGCTGGAGCGCCAGCACCGCCACTACCTTCACCGTGGAGACGGCGGGGGCCCTGGGCACCGCCAAGCCGGCCAGCACCCCGGGGGGCACCGTGGTGCGACACGTCGCCTACCTGCGGGGCCACCCCATGGACATCGCCAGGAAGGTGCTCGCCAGCACCGGCACCGGTGCCAACGGCACCTACGACACCCTCCCGGCGGGGTGGGGCTACGCCATCCCAGACGAACTCATCGACCACGACGACACGGACACCCACAAGGCGTACGTCGAGCACCGCACCGGCGGGGCCGGCTACGAGTGGGAGGTGACGCAGGGCGAGGGCGACGAGGCCGGTGGCAGCGACGACCCGGTGGACAACGGGCTGGGCTGGCTGGGCGGGCTGCTCCAGGCTGCGGGCCTGTTCCTGGCCATGCGCCAGGGCAGCGTCACAGTGCGCTGCGCGCGGTCCCCCTGGGACGGCCAGGTGAACGACTTCGCCGCAGACCTGGGCGTGGACCACGTGGCCCAGGTGACGGGGTTCAGCGCGTACGACCCCCAGGTGCCCCTGGAGTACTTCGGCATCAGGGTGCAGGGCCCAGGCTCCCCTGGCACGGACCAGACGCAGGACAGCAGCGCAGCCACGGTCGGCACCCTCCCGGCGCAGCGCCGGAAGGTGTACACCCTCGACCATGCCTACCAGAACGAAAGCCAGGTGATCGAGGAGGCCCGGCTTCGGCTGTACTACTGGCCCTTCGTGGTCCCGGAGCGCCTCCAGGTGCGGTGCCGGGGGCTGCTGCTGGCCCGCCTGGCGAAGGGCGACCTCGTGAAGGTGACGCTCCCGATGGTGCGTGGCCGGGTGCACCGGGGGGGCTGGTACGAGCAGCACTGCCTGGTGGCCAGCGTCACCCCCGACTGGCACGGGGCTGCGGTGCGGCTGGACTTGGTGGCCCCGCCCCACCCCGCGGACGAGCACGGGTAGTCAGGGGCCCTGGTGGGCTGATAGGGTGGGCCCCTGGAGAGCCCCGATGAACACCGAGCGCATCACCAAGTCGGCCAGCGCGGCCACGGCCGTCACCGACGGCACGGGGCTCCCGGCCCCCAGCACGAGCAGCGATGGCTTCGCCCCGCCCACCCGGGACGTGGACGAGGTGGTCTGGTACTTCGACCTGGACGACTGGTCCACGGACAGCTGCACCGTGACGCCCTGGTACTACGACGCCGAGGGGGGCATCTGGGTGCCTGGCACCGAGGTGACCATCAACCAGGCCAACGGGGGTGTGCTGGTCCAGCGCTGCCTGGGGGGCCGTGTGGACGTGCAGGTGGCCAGCGTCACCGGCACCGTGGACAACGTGCGCTACCGCTGGCGCGCCTGATGGCTGGGCCCTGGGCATGCCTCCAGCACGACGGACTGGAGGTCGCAGCGGCTGCGGCTGCGGCTACGGCGACGGACTGGACCGAGGTAGACCTGACGGACGGCGACCTGACGGACGCCTCCGGGGTGTTCCACGCCTCGACGGTGTGGGCGGCCAACGGCTCGACCATCGTGCTTGATGGGGGCGTACAAGCCATCACCACCGGCATCGGTCGTCGCATGGTCAGCATCGGCAACCCGCCTGCGGACTGTGCCGGGGTGGAGCTATGCCTGATCGGCACCCCGCCGGCATCCAACCCGAATGGCGGCAAACACATGGGGCTGCTCGCCCTGGTGGCCTGCGACGACGGCACGGGAGCATGGACTGGTGGTAGCGCCTTCCGGACTGGCCTCGTCGAGGACGCCAGCGGCAACCTGAACATGGAACGGCCCCGAGACATCGCGGCGAGCCACGTGCAGGACACGAGCCCGAACATGTCGGGCCGGGCCCGGTGCTACTGGCTGGTACCCCTGGAGGGCAGCACGGTGAGCGGCAGCACGGCCGTGTCGGTGTCCACCGACGACGGCGACAGCCACTCGCCGGGGGCCTTCCAGATGAGCGACCTGTCCGGCACGGCAGCCCCCCTGTACGTCGGCCTGGGCGCGATGCAGGAGGACTCCAGCCCCAGCGCTGGGCTGCCAGCATGGTCCAACGTGCGCCTGTTCAGGCGCTACCTGACGGACCCCGAGGCGTAGGTGTCGAACCTCCAGGCCATCCTTCGCGATGTGCGCTTCTGGATGCTGGCGGCCGTGGTCGCCTGTGTGTCCATGGTGGCCCTGGCCGCTGGCGGGGGGACCTTCGTCTACGGCGACGTGGTGGTGGACATGAGCGGCGAGTGTGCACCCTGGCGCGAGCGGGCCCTGGCCAGCCAGGCGTCGAACCTGGCCCTGGCCGAAGCCTTCGGGAAGCCAACACCGAGCCAGGAGTAGCCCGTGGCCACGGTGTGGCTGGTGAACCTGACTGGCGGTGCCCTGCTCCTGCTCTATGCGGCCGTGCTGTTCCTGCGCCTGGCTGCGCAGCCTGGCCGTAGCCTCCCGGCCGCTGCCAGAAACCGCGCGACGGCTGCGACAGCGGCGGGCCTGGGTGTGGTTGTGGCAGCGGCTGCCCTGGCCCCGTGGGCGCAACACGTCGCCTGGGGCGAGAACTTCCTGGGCTGGCTGTCCTTCGTGGTACCAGCCACGGCCACCTGGCTCATCATCAGCCTATGGCGCGAGGTGTAGGTGTCGGCCCCCCGCGACAGCCTGGCGCTCCTGGTGGGCACCATCACCGACATCTCCACCAGCCTGGTGGAGCTTCGCGGAGAGGTGCAGGGGAACGGCCGACGCATGGATAGGGTGGAGCGCGTGGTGGACGAGCGCGGCCCGCCCCTGGAGCGCGCCACAGCTGCCTTGGAGGTCATCGCGAAGCTAGAGGCGGCCCGCGAGAAGCGCGAGGCAGCCCGCGAGGAGCGCGAGGCCCAGGCCCTGGCCACCCGCGAGGAGCGCAGCCACCAATGGCTGGTGCGCGTCTGGGAGGCCCCTGGGGTCCAACAGGCCCTG